GAGGTCGTTCATGACCCCTTCAGTTGCCTGGTATGGTATCATTGCAGCGCCTACTTGTGCGCTACCTCCAAGTAAACCACCTAGTGTATCTTGCCAAGCCATTAGAACGTACCTCCATCAATGATTGTTGCTGTTAGTGTTCCTGTAACTACAACTGTTGGGACTGTAATAGTTCCTGTGAAGACAGGGGAAGCTGTGTTAGCCTTAGTGGAGACTGCAGTTGAAATGTTATCAAACTCTGCACCAATCTCTGAACCTTTAATAATCTTAGCAGGATTCCCAGATGCAAGTGCATCCTTCACTGAGAAGTTAGTTGTTTTCGTATAGTTAGCCATTAGATAGTTCTCCCTACTGTAGCTTGTGCTGTAATTCTTTGTATTGATAAAGGTTCACCATTAACCAGGGCTTCTACACCTATCTGGATAACAGCCCCTCCTCCACTTGCATTTACACTTGGTCTATTCACTAATACCCCTGCATTGAACTCACCTGCAGAATACTCTGCAATGTTATACTCTGCAATCACTTGTGTTATTAATGTAAACTTTCTCTTCTTATAGGCATACGAGTAGTCATACCCCCAGTTCAATGTGATGTCTGTATTAGAGCCACCAATAACTGTCATCTTCAAACTCTTTAATAGCTTCAAGTTAGAACCTGCACCGAAGTCCAAGTAGTTGGTGAAGTAGGACATACTGTAGGCTGCATCATTATCAATATAACCATCATAGATAGTGATACCTGATGTATTACCCATCAGTAGTCTATTATCACGAGTCTGTAGGAGAGCAGTAGGGGCAATACCAGCCCACGTTGTGGCTCTATATGCACCATTCTCTAATGGGACTCTTGTATCAAAGCAGAAGGTCACACCAGAGGATTCTAAGTGTATCAAGTAGAATGCCTCTTTAGGTGAGTAGACTGACTTGATAGTTCCTGTACTAGGTGTGACAAAAGCTTCTACAGTGGAACGAATATTAATACTGATATCTGTCAGTGGTATAGACTTCTCTTGGATTGTTCTTGCAAGGCTTCTAACACCTGAAGAACTGAGGAAGAGTAAGTCACTACCAGTGCTTTGAACAGTGTCTCTTGCAATACAACCAATACCTATAATGGTATCTGCCAAGGACATCGTAGCAGGGTCAGTACAACCTTGGTATATAATTATCTGTCTAGTACCAAATATAATCAAGAAGCCGTTATGGGCAACCAGTGCAGTAATAGTATCACTACCATCTGCCCACACCTTAGAGATGTCAATAGAACCAGAAGAGCCAGTAGCCCACTGCATACCTGTAAGTAGGTCTGACCAGTGGATGACTGTACTGTTTAAGACAGTGTCACACACCCAGAGTCTACCAAAGGCTGAGATAGCTACATCACCTTCAGGGACAACACCATTGTAGTCAGCATGGGTATCAACAGTCACTGCTGTAAGGCCATCATAGACTACAGGTTTAGAACCCTTACGGAACAAGTAGTGGTGGTTGTTGAGGGTAGCTGCTTGGAAGTTACCATCCCCCATAACATATCCAGCAGGGGTGATATCAACAAGAGTACCTTCACCTTTTAGGATAGCTGTATTAGAAGCACTGATGGTCTCAGACAAGCCATCCTTTGTGACATACTCGCTCAGGTGCTTAATAGTGTGTGGGTTTACAGTTGTAAGATATTGCCAACCCTTTCTAGCACCTATACGTCCAAATTGGTCAATAACACAGTTGGTAGCATCCAGTGCAAACTGCTCTGAGAGTGCTGTTGGTGAATCTTCTGTGTTAAGGCCATAGAAGCCTGGAGCTTGGATTGTTATACTTTCTAAACGATTAGCCATAACAGTTCCTTATACATAGTCCCAAATTAACTCTTCAGGGTGGTGTGCAGCATCCAATGAGATAGCAGTAGCCAAGTCACTTTGTGCAAATATTGCTTGTTCTGATACTGATTGTCCACCTGTCTCTCCACGCTCACGTAAGGCATAGGCATAAGCCCACTGCACCACAGGGTTGAAGGGGATTAGCAACTGCTCAGTATTTTCCACTAAGAGGTCAGTGCGCTTGACACCGTACACGATAAGGCTATTGACAGAGTTGGGTGTCTGGTACAATCTAATGCGCAAGTCACCATTTACATCAAGGCCATCTACAGCGTAACTACCAACAGTCCCTAGTGCATTGTCCGAGAACAAGTTCTGACTACGAATACGTGCCAGTGACTCTAAGCGGATGTCTCTATTAAGAGTTTCATCTTTAATTTCAATAATCTTACTACGAACACCAAACCCTGTTAGAGTGTAATGAAACTGCCCTACCACTGTTGTGATGGGGATAGATGTGCGTAACCCTGTCCAATCCCAAGAGTCTTCTACAAGTCTCTTAGCATCATTGATGAAGTCCCCAATCATAAGACTGTATTCACTCTCGTGTACGTCAGCAACAGGGTCTTGTCGTAGTCTTCTTAACACTGCATTGACCGCTTCTAGGTATGTCATATTCTTCCTTTATATTGTTCTTTCTAATACTAACCTAGACAACAGTGGACTATTATCAGCGAGTAGTGGGTTGTCAGTGGTGCTTTGACCAAATATCAAGTCCTCGTTAGGTTGAAACTCTTCCTTATTAAGCTCCTCTAGTGCCAACTCTCCAGCTAGTGCACCTAGACCAATCTTCATGTTAGACAGGTCAATACGGTCTGGGTCAATCCCCATGTCTTCAAGTTCTGGTAAAGTTAAACCATTGAAGTCATCGAACTGGAATCCACTCAAGTCTTGACCACCAAAGTCAAATCCTACTTCACCTAAACCTTCAAAACCAAACTCTGGTAGTAGGTCTGCATTGAGGTCGAAGCCTGTTAGGTCAACTTTACCGAAGTCAAATCCTAAGTCCTTCAAGCCACCAAAGCCAAACTCTGGAACTAAGTCACCAATACCTTTCCCAATCTCTGAGAAGAAGTCTTGGTAGTTAGCATCAAGCCCTGGGAGGTTCATATCAAGTCCTGCCATGCCCCCTATCTTGCCTAGGTCTGGTAACTGACCACCTCTGTCATAATACTCGTTAGCACCTCTGTAGAGAGCCGTAGAGGGGTCTACACCCTCACTAAGCAACACACTGGTCTTAATACCAGCATAACCTAATGCCTCCATAGAAGGGTTGCCAGAGCCTATATAACCTGCAACTTCATCACCAAATTGGTTAGCAACCATACGTGCAGGGCTCTCACCAGCTACTAGGTCTGCTGCTGCTTGGTTTAAGTCCATGTGGTCATTAACAAACTTCCCAGTCTCTGCACCAAATGTGTCTGAAAGGCTACCTGTAAGTTTAGGAGCTAGGTCAAGTTCTTTAACAAAGTCAGCACCATAAGTACCTACAAGTACCTTCATTGGGTCTTGACCATCTACAATACGAGAGGAGGCTGTTAGTGCCTTAGTCATAGCTGGGTCTATTGGCACCCCACCAAGTTGTGTATATGAGGTTATACCTAGTTCTGCTAAATCCGCAAGGGATAGGTCTTGCCCGTTGTTTATCTTTGTATATGTTCTTAGTATTGCACCATACGTTGGGTTAATAATACTAACGACTGTTTGGACTAAGGGGTTCTGTAAAGCGTCCCCAGCATGACCTGCGAGGTCTTCATTCGCCTCTATTAGGGAGTCCACACCAGACCTGAAACCATCTGCCATTGCCTCTGTAGTCTTGTTCACACCCTCTAGGATGTCCCCACCAGTCTTGCTCACACCTTCTACAATGTTACCAAGTGCTTGTTCAGTCCCACCAATGGCATCACCTATTGAGCCACCTATCTTCCAACTGATACCACCCATTATCTACTCCTTAGTTTTAATTTATAACAACCATGACCTATGTACTCAGAGTGGTTCTCCCACTGATTCTCATCATCTGCTTTATATACAATCACTAGGTTATCTCTCTTACAGATACTTTGCATCTCTTTGATGAAGTACAGGCTCTGTTTCTTGGAACTGTTGTGGTAGTAGGTGATAAAGAAGATATTATCCATTACAGAATAGGTCAAGACGTTGTCATCCTTGATGAGGACATGAGCATTATCCTGAAGGAGGGCATCTACAAACTCTCTGTAGTCTCCTTTTATATACTTGCTCTCTACCTTATCAAAGACCAGCCTGAGTTCTTTGTCTGTTAACACATTATCCTCCTTGGATGATATCATTGTGCTCTTCAACTGAACACATGATGTTAATTACTCCAGGTGTAATAGACTCTATCCTGTCCCCGTGTTGTAATGAAATAAACTCTGCAAAACCCCCACCCATTTGGAAGAAGGCCTCACCTGGCAATGTCTTATTAATAAAGATATCCACAGTGGTATCCGCAACTGCCTTATACATTCTCATACTGAAAGGTGTAGCTGCACCACTCTTATTGGTAGCGTATACCATTACCCAGTCTGCTCTCTTACTACCAGGGACTTCGTAGATTGTCTCCCATGTTGTTGCAGAGGTGTTACCAAAGCTCTTTCTAATCATTACTAATCCTTTTGCATCTAGGAAGCCCGTAAGCACCCCTTCACGCCATTATCTATCTCTTACACATATCATTAGGTAGGTTTTAACTTTAAACAGCGTGTAGGGTCTCTTACGAGCCTCTGAGGGGTGTTAATAACCCCATACAACAGGGTAACTCTCACGGACATCTAAATGTATGAATTCCTTACCAACACCAATACCTCTAAACCCTAGGTCTAAGGCATACTTAATAATAGTACGCTTAGAGATTCCATCAGGTGCATAGATATCAGCAGCGATACCCTTAGTGTGAGTACCACCTTTCTCTTTATTAACTTCTGCTGGGTGAGACTTATCACGGTAGCCTGAAGTAATCTTGAAAGGTATACCACACACTTCTCGTAGTTCATCAAGACGTTGGAGGAAGACCTCGTTCATATCATTCTTACCAGTATGTGTGCAGTTGAACTCTTTTAGTTTAAAATGTTTTAAACCCATATTAAGCTCCTGTAGTATTAACATAAAAAGTGACTACGGCTACTAGCCCAACCCAAATAAATCTTTCAACCCATTCAAGCTTTGAACTTTCACCTGAGCTAGTAGCCTCTAGCAAAGCTACTTTCTCTACTAGTCTCTTTTGTTCGGTGTCGTAAGAGTCCATCCGTCTAAATAGACTGACCATCTTCTCTTCCATACGAGCTAAACTAAATAGAGCCTCAGCTACTTTATCAAGCTTTGATTCAATTCTGTCTAGTCTGTTGTGGTCTTCTGGTGTCATAGCCAGTCCCTTTATTCTTTTAGTTGCTCAATTACTTGTAGCTTTTTACCTTTAAGCTGATTGATAACATCATCAACGGTTTCATCTACTACTTCATTAGTAGAGTAATCTTTAAGCTTGTTAAGGCCGTAGACTACTAAGCGAGTAGCAAAGCGTTCGCCTACTGCTTT